TACCGGTTCCTTGCCGGGAAACTCGACCATCAGCTTCAGATTGCCACCCATGGCGCGCACATAGCTGCGGAGCGTCGAAAGCAGAAGGTCGCTCTGGCGTTCGTATTTTGCCACGGTCGCCTGCTGGACGCCGAGCGTTCTGGCAAGCTGCACCTGGGTCAGTTCCCTGGCCTTGCGCAGTTCCCTGAGCGTCAGATACTCGCTGTGCAGGCGATCGGCCTCGGCTTCAATGCGCGCGCGGCGCTCGGGGGTGAGGGTCGCCAGCTTTTCCTGAAGACTCCTTGCCATGGTCGTCATCCTTTCCTCTTTGCCAGATGGCGGTCGAACCGTTCATCGGCCCGGGCGATCAGTCGCTTGTAGAAGCGCTTCTCACTGCCACCCGACTTGTCCCCGCCCACAAGCAGGATTGCCTGCCGATCGGGGTCGAACGCGAAGGCGATGCGCCACACGCCACCGGCGGCATTGCAGCGCAACTCCTTCATGTTTGCATGGCGAGACCCGGTCAGGGTGTCGGCATGCGGCCGCCCGAGTGACGGCCCCTCGCGCTCGAGAAGCAGCACCCGGGCAAGGATCGCGTCCTGCACCGCCTCGTCGAGGGCGTCGAATTCGGGTTCGAACTCATCGGCGAAGAAAACGGTCCAGGGCATTCGGTCCTCATGTCTTGAAAGCTATATAGCCTCAAGGCACTATTATTTCAACAACCATGCCTGTGCAACCATTCATGCCCACCCTCCGCGAAACCATCCTTCAGGCGCTGCTTGCGACCCTGCAAACCGTTCCCGGCACCATCCTGCGCGGCGAAACGCTCCCCGAGCGCGTGCCCGCCGGCGGTCTGGTGATCCTGCGCGACGGCGAACCCGGGGAACCCGAGGTGACGCTGTCGCCGCTGCGGTACCACTATGAACACAGGGTGAAACTGGAGGTGGTGGTGCAAGTACCCGAGCGCGATGCGGTGTTCGACACCTTGGCCTCCGACATCGGCACAGCACTTGCCGCTGACCGCACGTTGGGCGGCTTGTGTGACTGGGTCGAAGCCGAAGCCCCCAGCCCTGTGGATCTGCCCGTCGAGGGCGCGCAGGCACTGAAAGCGGCCCTCATTCCTGTCGTGCTGCATTATTCCTTGTCCGACGCCCTGGCCTGATCATCCACATCAACCGAAAGGACTGAAACATGCCCCGCGCCCAAGGCGCGCGGTCGCAGCTGGCGGCCGCGTTCGAGACCACCTATGGCACTGCGCCGGCCTCCGGCTTCATGCAGATGCCCTTTGCCAGTGCCTCATTGGGGGCCGAACAGCCACTGCTGGCCTCGGAGCTTTTGGGATACGGCCGCGATCCGCTGGCCCCGATCAAGGATGCGGTCACGGCAGACGGCGATATCAAGGTGCCCTTGGACGCCGAGGCCTTCGGGTTTTGGCTCAAGGCGGCGTTCGGCAGCCCGACCACCACGGGGACGACGAACAGGACGCATACGTTCAAGTCGGGTTCGTGGAACCTGCCCAGCATGGCGATCGAGGTGGCGATGCCGGAGATCCCGCGCTTTGCCATGTATACGGGCTGCGTGCTGGATCAGATGAGCCTGCAGATGCAGCGCTCCGGCCTGCTGACCGCCGATGTGAAGCTGGTGGCGCAGGGTGAAAACGTCGCCACCGCGACGGCGGCCGGCACGCCCACGGCATATGCCCTGCAGCGGTTCGGGCATTTCAATGGCGCGATCAAGCGCAACGGCACCCCGCTGGGCAACATCGTTTCGGCGGACATCACGTACTCCAACAACGTGGAACGCATCGAGACCATCCGCTCGGACGGGCGCATCGACGGGGCCGATCCCTCCATTGCCGCGCTCGCGGGCCGGATCGACGTGCGTTTCGCCGATACCACGCTGATGGACCAAGCACTGAATGGCACATCGGCCAGCCTCGAGTTCTCGTGGACCATTTCCGCCAACATCAGCCTGACCATCACCGCGCATGCGGTCTACCTGCCGCGTCCCCGGGTGGAAATCCAGGGCCCACAGGGTATTCAGGCCGGTTTCGACTGGCAGGCGGCCTACGACTCCGTGGCCGGGCAGATGTGCACGGTCGTTCTCAAGAACCAGGTGAGCAGTTATTGACCATGCTGAAACTCGATCTTTCCAATGAACCCGTATGGCTGGACCTTGGCCATGGTGTCCGGGTGCAACTGCGTCCCCTGACCACGGCGCTGATGGTGGCCGCCCGCAATGACCCGGCGGTGCAGAATTTGCGCGAGGATGCCGGTGACGAGGAAAGCGCGCTGGCCTTTGCCAAGGCTCTGGCGCGGCGGGCCGTGATCGCCTGGGAGGGCGTCGGCGATGCCGACGGCAACGCCATCGATCCGAGCCCCGAGGCCATCGACGCGCTCATGGACGTCTGGCCGATCTTCGAGGCCTTCCAGCTTGCTTACGTCTCCAAGGGCCTGCTGCTGGAGCAGGAAAAAAACGCCTCATCGCCCTTGCCGAATGGATCTACGGCGGGGGCGATGGATACTGCGACGCCTGCGACCCTGGCGAAGGCCCAGCAACATTCTGCGAAGACTGCCCGCAAAGGCTGAATGCACCGAAGACCTTCGAGGGTGTGCAGGTGTGGGATCTGGTGGGGCGCCTCGGCGGGCAACTACGCGTGGCGCCCTCAGGCGGTGTCCTTGGCTGGGACATGGGCGCAGCACTGGCGCTTGCCCGGGCGCTGGGGATCAATCCCGCGCCGGTCGCAGAACTGCTGCCCCCGATCGAGGCGGTGATGGTGGGCAAGCTGCATGAGCGGATCGCCTCAGGCAACCTTGAGCGGGGTGATGTCTGACACGTCCACCTGTTCGCGCGCCCGCGCCAGATCCCAGGCGCGCTGCAGGTTCAGCCAGTATTCCGGTGTGGTGCCGAAAAACTTCGCCAGCCGCATGGCGGTGTCGGCGGAAACCCCGGTCTCGCCCTTGACCAGCCGCTCGATCCGGGTGCGCGGCACGTGCAGCTCCCGGGCAAGGGCAATTGCGCTCATGCTCAAGGGCACGAGATACAGCTCCTTCAGAACCTCACCCGGGTGCGACGGGGCTTGCAACATGGTCATCTCGTTTCCTTTCCCGTGGGCCCTCAATGGTAGTCCACGATCTCGACATCGGCCGGGCCCTCATCGGTCCAGCGAAAGCAGATGCGCCACTGGTCGTTGATCCTGACCGAATGCTGCCCAGCACGATCGCCCTTGAGTTCCTCGAGGTGGTTGCCCGGGGGAAACCGCAGATCCTCGAGAACGACGGCCGCATTCAGGGCTGACAGCATGGCGCGTGTCCGCTTCACCAGGGTGGCGGGAAAGCCCTTGCCGTATTTGCCGCGCATGGCGCTCGCGGCCAGCTTTCCCTTCACGCTGATGATCATGGATGAGCATGTATCATATCGTGATACATATCGCAAGAGACAACAGGCACCGTGCGGTGCCGCAACATTTGGTTAACATGACATGGCAGAGAAACGCGTGTCCGTCCGCCTTGCTGCGGTTGGCGGCAAGCAGGTGCGGGCCGAACTCGAGGGGATCGGCGAAGCTGGCAAGCGCGGCTTCGGCAAGGCCTCGCGCGAGATGGAGATCGCCAATGCGAAGCTGGCGAAGTTTGCGCGGCGCGCGAAAATTGCCGCCGGGATCATGGCGGCGGCAGCGGTCAGCGCAGGGGTAGCCATGGTCCGCACCGGCCTCCAGACCATCGACGAACAGGCCAAACTCGCGGCCTCCCTCGGCACCACCACCGAGAGCCTGCAGGTGCTGGCGCGCGCGGCGGAGCTTGCGGGAGTCTCGCAGGGCGAGGTCGAGCAGGCCACGATCATGATGACCAAAAGCCTGAGCCAGGCGGCGCAGGGGACAGGCCCGGCGGTGAAGGCGTTGCAGCAGCTGCACCTGTCGGCCACAGATCTCGCCAAGCTGCCGATCGACCAGAAGTTGACGAAGATTCAGGACGCGATCCAGCAATACATCCCGGCTGCGCAGCGCGCCGCCATTGCCTCGCAGATCTTCGGGGCACGCGCCGGGCTGATCTTCTCGCGCATCGACAGCGCTACACTGCGGCAGGCCACGAAGGACGTGAAGGATTTCGGGGTGGCGGGGGGGGAACAGGACGCCGCCCGGATCCAGCGTACCAATGATGCGCTGAGCCGTATGGGCCTGCTGTGGCGGGGTATCGCCAACCAGCTGGCGGTGGCAGCCGCGCCCGCGCTCGAGGCGGTCGCAAATGCCATGGCGGCATTCGGCAAGACGACCGGACCGCTCGGACGTGCAATCAAGGGACTGTTCAACCATATCGGAGAGATTGCCACCATCGCTGTGACCTTTGCCACCGTCATGGGGGTGCGCCTTGTCGCCTCGCTCACCGCCGCAGCGCTCGGTGTCGGCAAGCTGGCGCTGTCGATGAAGGTGCTGAAGCGGATCACCATGCGCAGCATCTTCGGCTTGCTCATCGTCGGGGCCGGTGAGTTGATCTACTGGTTCGGTCGCCTCGTGAAGGGCGCCGGCGGCTTTGGCGAAGCCCTGCGCCTGATGAAGAACGTCGCCATCGAGGTGTGGGAGCGGGTGAAACTGGGCGCCAGATCCCTCGGCCTGTCGCTGGCCTCTGTATGGACCACCATCCAGACCGGCTGGCTGCGCATGCTGGCCCGCATCCAGAAAGGTTGGGCGGACTTCCTGCACAAGGTGGCAGGTGGTTTGCGTGATGTGCCGGGGATGGACAAGGTTGCTCTCCGGCTCGGGGGCGCTGCGATCGAGGCGGGCTCGGCCTACTATGAGATGGCAGCGGCCGCCGATGCCGCGCGGGGCAAGGCCGACAGGCTGGCGGCATTGAGCGTGGACGCGGCCAAGGCGGCAATCGCGCCGTTGAAGTCCTGGAAGGCCCTGTCGGACGCAGTCGCCAAATCCGGTGAGGTCATGAAATCCTCGATCAAGGGGACAGGTGCCGCTGCGACAGCAGTAACAAGGACCCTTGCCAAGGCGGGGCGCGCTGCCGGAAAGCCCCCGAAGATTGCCGCCCATGGGTGGGCCGCTGCGACGGCGGCGTTGAAAGATTACGCTACCAAAGCCAAGGATCTCGGCAAGGGGGTGGGCGATGCGCTGACCGGGGCCTTTTCAAATGCCGAACAGGCCATCGGCGACTTCGTGCGCACAGGCAAGCTGGATTTTCGTTCGCTTGTGACCTCGATGCTGGCCGATATCGCAAAGCTGTCGGCCCGGCGTTTCATCCTCGGCCCACTCGCAAACGCGCTGTCCGGTGCGCTGGGCAATTTCGGCGGCGTATTTGCGTCGGTCCACCACGCCGGCGGCATGGCTGGTAATGGCCCCCGCCGCATGGTCCCGGCAATGGCTTTTGCTGGCGCGCCCCGCATGCACAACGGAGGCTGGGCGGGGCTCAAACCCGGCGAGGTGCCGGCGATCCTGCAACGGGGCGAACGCGTGCTGAGCCGGCGCGAGGTGGCGGCAGGTGCGGCCGGCGCCCAAAACATCACCATCAACATCCAGACCCGGGACGCCGAGAGCTTCCGCCAGTCGCGCGCCCAGGTTGCCGCCGACATCGCGCGCGCTGTGGCGCTCGGCAGACGGGGGATGTGATGGCCTTTCACGATGTTCGGTTTCCCGACGACATTAGCCGCGGCGCGCGCGGCGGCCCCGAGCGGCGCACCCAGATCGTCGAGTTGGCTTCAGGGGACGAGGAACGCAACGCCAGCTGGGCCAACTCGCGCCGGCGCTATGACGCGGCCTATGGCATCCGGCGGGCGGACGATCTGGCGGCGGTGGTTGCCTTTTTTGAGGCGCGGAACGGGCGGCTCTATGGCTTCCGCTGGAAGGACTGGGCGGACTACAAATCCTGCCTGCCGTCGCAGACGCCAGCCGCAACGGATCAGACCATCGGCGCGGGCGATGGCACGGCAACTGCCTTCCAGCTTGTGAAATCCTATGTTTCCGGCGCGCAGACCTGGACCCGCACGATCACCAAGCCCGTCGCGGGCACGGTTCTGGTCGCCGTCGACGGCACCGAGCAGACCTCCGGCTGGTCGGTCGACACTACCACCGGCATCGTCAGATTCACCACTGCCCCGGCCTCCGGTGTTGCGATTGCCGCCGGCTTCGAGTTCGACGTGCCGGTGCGCTTTGACACCGACACGCTCGACGTGACGCTCGACATCGAGCGCCTTGGCTCCATCACATCCATTCCGC